ACCTGATATTGTTGCATGTTATAAAGATACATTCTTTGGTATAGAGTGCAAGGCCAACGGAAATAAACCTACAGTGTTACAGTCAAAAAATTTAATAGCTATTAAAAAATCAGGTGGTGAAGCTTTTATAATTGATGAACACAGCATAGAACTATTAGAAGTGTTTATAAAATCTTCACATATCAAAAAGGGTAAGAGAACAATCGATGAAACCTAAAATAAAATATTCAGACTTGCATAAGAGCAAAACAGATATGGTTAACAGCCCTCCGCATTATACTAATACAAAGTGGGAAGTTATTGACATATTAGAGGAGTTTTTTAAAGACGATCCTTTGCTATGGCAGTGTGGTAAATATCTTTTAAGGTGTAAACACAAGGGAGACTTAGAAGAAGATTTAAGCAAAATGATTTGGTATGCTAATAGAAAGATAAAACAGAAAATGGATAAAAAAGTAAAATGAGTGACGACATAGACAGGGCTAATGACCACATACAGAGAACTATGGAGTTAAATTTAAAAAGTGTTGACGTTTCGGACGTTCCTAAAAACACTACGAACAAGTGTTTATGGTGCTTAGAAAACATTAAAGAGAAAGATGAAAGGCGGTGGTGTTGCGCCGCGTGTAGGGACTCATATGTATCAGCTAATAGTATATGAAAACAGGCAAAGCTATTTGCCATAAATGCAAACAGCCTGCAAAGCTATATTATAAAAAGAAGTGGTGGTGTGCACTAATATCAGAGATGGGTTCATTTAACATGGTAGGTAGTTGTAAGAACATTAAAATAAAGGATAACATTGAAACTAATAACGATTGATTTTGAAACTTACTACGATAGGGCTTACGGGCTAAATAAATATACCACAGAAGAATACATACGCGACGAACAGTTTGAGGTTATTGGGGTGGCTGTCAAAGAAGGACAAGCAGACACCGTCTGGTGTACTGGAACACACACTGAAATAAAAACTTTTTTAGACAGTTTTGATTTTGCTAATAGCTTTGTAATAGGTCACAACATGCGGTTTGATGGCGCTATATTAAGTTGGATTTTTGATATTAAACCAAAAGGTCTGATGGACACTATGGGTATGGGTCAAATACTCCACGGTCTGACTGAGGGTGTTTCCCTAAAAAACTTATCTATATTTTATAACATAGGTGAAAAAGGTACTGAAGTATTAGATGCACTGGGTAAACACAGGACAGACTTTAAGCCGAATGACTTAGATAAGTATGGTAAGTACTGTATCAATGACGTCGATCTAACATATCATTTATTCTACGGAATGATTAATAAGTTTACGGCTGTTGAAATTAAACTCATCGACCTAACAATAAGAATGTTCACGGAACCTGCGCTAGTATTAAACAAAGGCTTGTTACTAAAACATCTAGACAAAGTTAAAAAAGTTAAACAAGAACTATTAAATAATTCTGGTATAGACAAAGTAGATTTAATGTCTAACCCTAAGTTCGCTGAAATACTTAAAAAAGTTGGTATAACACCGCCGATGAAAATATCTCTCACAACAGGAAAAGAAACGTTTGCCTTCGCCAAAACTGATGAAGGTTTTAAAGCACTGTTAGAACACGAAAACCCTACGATACAGATAATAGCTCAAGCAAGGCTCGGTAATAAATCTACCATAGAAGAAACACGTACCGAAAACTTTATACGTATTGGTAACAGGGGGTTACTGCCTGTCCCCCTAAAATATGCAGGTGCGGCAGTAACGCATAGGTGGAGTGGAGTCGACGGTATTAACTTACAAAACCTACCAAGAATATCCGAACTACGCAGAGCCATATGTGCGCCAAAGGGGTATAAGATTGTAGCATCTGATTTAAGTAATATTGAATTACGCTTAGCTTTTTGGTTTGCTAGAGCTCAAGGTAAATTAGATGACATAAGAAACGGTATTGATTTATATAAGCAATCAGCAAGCCAGATAATGAATATTGAGTATGACGAAGTTAACAAAGACACTCGTTTTATATTTAAGGTGGTAAATTTATCAGGTATATATGGAGTAGGCCCAGTTAAAATGCGCGACATACTTAAACAAGGGGGCGTCGATCTTACATTAAATGAGGTTAAAAATATTGTATACGCTTATAGAAACTCTAACCCTGAACTATTAACTTCTTGGGCAGACGCAGGTGAAATGCTAAACGCTATAAGAGCAGGGCAAAGTTTTAAAATGGGTAATGGAGATACGATACAAGCTGTTGTAGACAAAGATAATAAAATGCATGGCATGAAGAAACCTAATGGTATGGTGTTACACCTCCCAAACCTAAGACAGATTAAGAATGACGAAGGTCGAGACTCTTGGGTATATGATAAAAAAATGGGTAGGTCTATATTACCTGAGTACATACACCCAGCCAAAGTCTTTCAGAGATGCATACAATCTTTAGCACGTGATATTATAGCGGAACATCTAATATCAGTTTCTAAAAAGTATAAGGTTGTGATGACAATACACGACGAACTGGTGATGGTGTGTCGTGATGAAGAAGTAGAAAACTGCGTATCATATGTGGAACAGTGCATGACGACTGCTCCTGACTGGTGCCCCGATTTACCCCTCAACTGTGAAATAGGAGTTGGGGATAACTATATGGACGCTAAATAATGGCTAAACTAAAGACATGGTCGTACTCAGCGGCAACTACATTTGAAAAATGCCCTAGGCAGTACTATCATTTGTACGTAGCTAAAGATGTTAAGACAGACCCTAACCAGCAACATTTTTTATATGGTAACGAAGTTCACAAAGCAGCAGAATTATACGTTCGTGATGGAGTAGCACTTCCTGGAAAGTTTGATATGTTTCAATCTATATTAGATAAGGTTAAACAAATACCTGGAGACAAGTATTGTGAGCATAAAATAGGACTGACCAAAGACTTAGAGCCAACAGGTTTTTTTGATGACAACGTGTGGTGGCGTGGGGTTATAGATTTATTAATCATAGATAAAGATAAAAAGTTAGCTACGGTTATTGATTATAAAACAGGCAAGTCAAGCCAGTATGCCGACACGCGACAATTGTCCTTAATGGGAGTAGGGGTATTTAAACACTTCCCTGACGTAGATAATATTAAGTCTGCTCTTATGTTTTTAGTTAGTAAAGAACTTATAAAAGAAGACTATAACAGTAAGAAAGTTGACGATATGTTTGAAGAATGGGGTAAAATGATACATAGAATCGACACTGCATACGAAACCGATGTTTTTAACGCTGTTCCAAACTTTGGATGTAGATGGTGCCCTGTCGCTAGCTGTTCACACAATGGAAAATAAAAATGTCAAGAGACTACGGAAAAGAAAACAGAGACTATAAATCTAAGCCCGATCAAATAGAGAAACGTGTTAAACGAAACAAACTAAGAAAAAAAGCCATAAAGGAAGGTCGAGCAAAGGTTGGTGATGGCACCTCTGTAGAACATATCAAACCCCTCAGTAAGGGGGGCAGTGATTCACCTAAGAATACAAAAATAGTTTCTTTTGAAGACAACAGTTCATTTGATAGAAACTCAGACAAGTCAGTACGTAAAAACACTCCTGGTATATTTAAAAAGAAAAAGTTACAGTCAGGTGGTTCTGTAATTGTGGATAGGCAATACCTCAAAGGCCGATAACCCTTACCTTTTAGCGGGTATAAATTTAACACTATTTTTTAAGTAAAATGGTGTTTTTTTTGCATCGTTGTGATATGATAAATAACCATGACAATATTAACAGTCTATAACAAACTATTAACAATCTGTAAAAAACTATTAAAGAGGAGGAATATTATGTCCGCATATTTAATTTTATTAGCACTGGGTTACATCTTTCTTACGTGAATGAATATTTTAAAAAAGACTTATTTACATTAACATGTCACATGACGTCACTTAAGCCACAAATTAACCACGATAAATTAGCCAGAGAAGTTATGGCTAATCCTGTAAAAATTGAAACGTCTCCTTACCACACTAACTTTGAAGACTTTAGCTTAGAAACACCCGAAGGTAGCGAATCACGCAAACTATTAAACATAATAGACGAAAACGTTGCCAGTACTATGGGACTTAAGTTGGATGGGTTTTGGTCACACGTGCATCTGCCTTTAGAGTCTACACAAAGACACAACCACAATTCTACACAAAGAGAAGACGCTATATCGTTTGTTTATTATGTTAAGTGTCCTAAAAGGTGTGGTGATTTAGTGTTTCATATACACGACTTAATATCACCCGCAATAATCAAACCTGAAGAAGGCATGCTAGTATTATTTCCAAGCTACCTAGATCACTTAGTAACTAAAAATTTAAGTGCGGGTGTACGTATTTCAATATCGGGGAACCTATTATGATTGAACATAGTAATTTTGTATCGATGCACCACATGAAACAAGAATGGGAAGATGATATAGCTAAAGAAGACGAAGAAAAAACTAAGATGGGATTAACTAAAAGATGCAAAAATTGCCACAAAGCCATATTGAAATGTGAATGTATAGGTGGTACAGATAGCTCTACTTATTGGGGGTTTTAATATGTTAGCTGAAGGGATATTTATATTAACTGTAAGTTTAAGTGGTAATTATGATGACCTAGAGTTTGTGGGGTACTTTAACGACTGCTCTGTGGCTATACAATACTTTAAAGAGAACTGTTCAGAACATAAGGCGGCGAGTTGTTTGTTAAAAGAATATAGTAATATACCACCTGACCATATACCTCCTACCCCATTTGATTTTGATACGATTAGAGAATCGCAATCATGCGGATTTGTGGGAGTTGAGACGCGAAATATTTTTTTAAAGGAAGAATGATGTTACACGAAATGTATGATGGTTTAATGGTGATGAATCATTTTAATGATTGTATTGTTGGCATAGTAAAAGGTATAGATAACAATGATAAAGTTTGTTATAGCTTTCGACAGGTTATTGCTAAGCTTATGCGCGATGATGAAATGACTGAGGAAGATGCGTTAGAATATTTTTACTACAACATGATGGGTGCATATGTAGGTGAAAACACCCCATGCTTTTTATTTATTGAGGATGATTAATGGCTAAAATAAAACAGATAGGTACACCCAGAGAAGCAGTGCACAAACGAACAAAGCAAGGGGGTAGGATTGTTAAAACTTCCTCTATGAATAAGGGTGAAAAGCTAAACTATAAAAAATACAGAGGCCAGGGTCGTTGAAGACTCTTATCCATGTTAACCAACATGTTATAAAGTCAAACAGAAAGAACAAGGTAGAGGAACCTGTGTTGACTGTTAAGACATACAAGAGCAACACCTATGCACATGAAGTTAATATAAAAGGCAACTCTAAAGTAGTATATAACCCAAACAAACCACTATCATGTGGCGCACATGTTTGGATAGAAACCCAATCGGAAGTGGAGATAGTTAGATAGTGGAAACATATAAAGACTTAGCAATACTTGTCAATACAAAAAAACCTGATGACATAACAAAAAACATACCAAAAAGTAAAGTAGTAGGGGTATATGAAAATGGTGTGTATCAAGTTGCAGTAAATTGGGGGTTAGATGAAGTAATAAAACTAACCAGCATGAAGTTAAAAAATGTACCAACACGTATGCAAAAAGATTATACGTGGCCAGGGGTGTACAAACCATTTAAGCATCAAGAAGAAACATCAGAGTTTTTATCTAAAAACAAACGAGCCTACTGCTGAAGCGAAGCAGGTACAGGTAAAACATCAGGTGTTATATGGGCCGCTGATTATTTAATGAATCAGAACAAAGTTAACCGCATGTTAGTTGTCTGCCCCCTTTCAATAATGCAGGCAGCGTGGCAAGCTGATTTCTTTAAGACAGCGATGCATAGAACTGTAGCGTTGGCTCATGGGACACCTGAAAAACGTAGAAAAATAATAGCTGAAAACACAGATGTAGTCGTAATTAATTACGACGGTATTGAAATTGTGGAGAAAGAAATTAAAGAAGGCGGGTTTGATTTAATTGTAGTGGACGAAGCTAACTATATTAAAACCGTAACCACAAGACGTTGGAAAGCTATAAACAGAATTGTTACCGACGACACGTGGGTCTGGCTAATGACAGGTACACCCGCAGCTCAATCACCTGCTGATGCGTATGGACTTGCTAAGTTGGTCAATCCTCAGTCAGTGCCTAAATATGCAGGTACTTTTAAAGATATGGTTATGCAAAAGGTCAGTCAGTTTACGTGGCTTCCTCGTTGGAACGCACAAGACATAGTGTTTAAAACTCTGCAGCCCGCTATACGCCACACTAAAGACGAGTGTTTAGATCTCCCTAAAGTTTTGTATACGACTAGGGAAGTTCCAATTACACCACAACAAACTAAGTATTATAATAAGTTAAAAAAAGATGCGTACATGGAAGCATCTAACGAAGAAGTTACTGTAGTCAATGCTGCAAGTATGTTAACTAAATTACTACAGGTAAGTGCAGGCGCGGTATATACAGATACGCGACAGATTATAGAGTTTGATATTACAAACAGGTTAACGGCGCTTAAAGAAATTATGCAAGAAGCAAGCCATAAGATAGTTATATTCTGCCCGTTTAGAAACAGTATTAATACTTTAGCAACGGAGTTAACTAAGTTAAAAATTACTAATAATGTTATTAATGGCGACGTGACTATGACTAAGCGCTCACAAATTTTTAAAAATTTCCAAGAGAAAAAAGACCCACATGTTTTAATTATACAACCACAAGCCGCGTCACACGGAGTTACGTTACACGCCGCGAACGTAGTTGTATTTTGGAGTCCTGTTATGTCAGTAGAAACATATATACAATGTTGCGCTCGTATTGATCGAGCTGGTCAAAAGAATCCTATGACCGTAGTACACCTACTAGGTAGTCCTGTAGAGCACAGAGTATACAAGATGCTGCAGGGTAAAATTAACAATCACACTAAGCTTGTAGACTTATATAGAGAAGAACTAGGTTTAGCTTGACACAGTCCATAAATAGTAATACAATACAATGTCAATTAAAAAGAGAGGACTATTATGGAAGACAATGACAATCAAATTGAAAAGCTAATGATTGCAGAACTTAAAATGAGAGAAGCAATACAGAAGCTTGAAGATGAGGTTAAAGAAATAAAGGCTAAACGTACTCAAGTTCAGAATGCTTTGAACGAAGTTTGCCAAAAGCTTAATGTAACTAGTTTAAAGACGGCGGCGGGTACACTAACAAGAACCCTTAAAACAAGGTACTGGACTTCAGACTGGCCAGAGATGTATAAATTCTTAAAGTCTAATGATGTTTTAGAGTTGATGGAAAAAAGAATTAGTCAAGGTAATATGAAAGAATTTATTAATACTAATCCTGATCTATCACCCCCTGGATTACAAGCAACAAGTGAGTACGCAGTTTCAATACGTAAAAGTAAAATTCAAACCGAGGAGAAATCATGAATACAGAAGTAGATATTTTTCAAACAGGAGCCGTTGCGACAACTAACAGATCGAACGACGGTTTTACTGCCAACATTACAGCTAGTAGTACTACGTCTAAACGTATATCTATACGCAATAGTATGTTTAGGTTAGTCGTAAATGGTAAAGAAATAGATAAGTCAGAAGCTAGACATATTGATGTAGTTATAGTAAATGCTTCACCAGCAGTTCATAGAATGTATTTTGAGGGTGAATACAAACCAGGGCAGAAGGTTTCACCACCTGCTTGTTGGACATCCGATAGTATTAAACCAGACCCTGCTGTAACAAATCCACAATCACAATCGTGTGCTGAGTGTGCACAAAACATAAAAGGTTCTGGCGCTAACGGCACTAAAGCTTGTAGGTTTAGTAGACGAGTTGCTGTTGTTAAAGCTGATGATTTAGGAGGGGATGTGTTTCAAGTAACTCTACCTGCGCAATCTATATTTGGTAATGGTAATGCAGAACGTAGACCGCTTCATGAATACACAGACTATGTAAGAGCTAATGGTCAAAACTTAATGTCAGTGGTTTCTAGAATGTCTTTTGATACGGACTCATCAAGTACTAAAGTAGGATTTAAACCTATTCGTTTACTTACTGATGACGAGTATGATACTTGTAATACCCAAAGTACAACTGAAGATGCTGAAAGAGCCATCAAGCTAACGGTATCTGTTAGTAAGGAGCAGGATAGCAGTGATGCTTTTTCAACTCCCGATCCTATAGCAGCTACTATTAAAAAACCTGATCCCGTTGTTGAGGAAGTATCTAATACACCTGAGCCTGTTGTTGAGGAAGTAGATAACATACCTGAGCCTAAGAAGAGGGTTGCTGACAAGCCAGTACCCGAAGTTAAAAAAACTATAGAACCTAAATCTGAAACAGCTGAAGTTAGCCTTGATGATTTAGTTTCTGAATGGTCATAGGGGAATAATATGCGAGGATATTCACAGATAGTTATAGAAGCTAACCAAAAAGCTTTACTTAGTGTTGATGGAGAAGCTCCGCTTGCCCTGCAATTGGGGGAAGTTTGTATAGCTAAACGATACCCAGCAGCATCGGTTGCCGAAAGACTTAGGCTTTCTAGACAGACCGTGTATGATTGGTTTTCAGGTAAAGCTAAACCACAACGAGCACGAGAGGAAGAAATTAAAAGCTTAATAGAAGAATTAGGCCGTTTAATTTAGTTGATGGGGGGTATATCTCCCCGTTCACAGTGTTACAACATTAGGATAATAATGCAAATAAAAGAATTTTTAGCGCACGTATGGCCAGACACGGGGCACTACTGCATAGTAGGTAAAGATCAGCAGAATATAGTACAGCCTAAATTTGTAGGTGACATAGCTCTAGCAGAAAAAATAGCACTCAAGTTTTTAAAAGATAAACAGGATGTATATTTTGCGATGTCATCATGGGTATCGGATGAGAACAGACAAGGTACTAATGCTAAAGAGCAAAAATGTTTATGGCTAGACATAGACTGCGGGTTTGATTCTAAAAAAAGAAAGTGGAAAGACTATAGGACTAAAGACGATGGACTTGTCGCACTCAGAGAGTTTACTGATGCAACGAAGTTTCCTTTACCCACTATAGTTGACTCCGGTAATGGCATTCATTGCTATTGGACTTTTACTGACCCTATTAACAAAGACATATGGAAACCTGTAGCAGACGGTTTTAAGTTTTTGTGTATAAAACACAAGCTTAGTGCTGACCACGGTTGTACTGGTGATGTTAGTAGGATACTTAGAGTCCCTGGTACTAAAAACTTTAAAGACGTAGACAATCCTAAAGACGTTGTGCTATTACAAACTGGTAAGGCTACGCCATTTGATGACATAGCGTCACTTGTGCCTATTGATTTAGTGTCTAAAAAAGAAAGACCTAAAAGACCTATGGACGAAGCTACTAAAGCTATTTTAGGCAATCACACTTCTAGGTTTTTAAAGATAATAAATCGTATTAGAGAAGGTGATGGGTGTAAACAGCTAGAACATATCATAGTAAACCAGGCTACAATAGAAGAACCTTTATGGCGTTCTGCTCTTTCAATAGCAGGACACTGTGAAGATAGAGAGATAGCTATACACAACATATCTAAACTACATCCCGATTATAATTTTGACAGAACTGTTGATAAAGCCGACAGAATACCAGGTCCGCATTCATGCAAAGAGTTTGAAGGCCTACGCCCTACTGGTTGTAAAGGGTGTAAACATCAAGGTAATATTAAATCTCCTATTCAATTAGGCAAAGTTATTGCTAGAGCTAAAGGTTCTGACAATTCTATAGAGGCACGTAGTGAGGCTTTAGATGAAGTGGTAACCTATCACATACCCGATTTGCCTTATCCTTATTTTAGAGGGAAAAATGGCGGCATATATAAATCACTACCCGAAGACGATGACGATGGCATACAAGTATATGAGTATGATTTTTATCTAGTTGAACGCCTTGAAGATTCTAATCTTGAGTGTGCTTGGTTTAAGTTACATCTTCCTAAAGATGGGGTGAGAGAATTTATAGCTAGAACTTCAGATCTGCTAACTAAGGATAAAGCTAGACAAATTTTAGTAGACTATGGTTTAGTTGTTCACGGTAGACAAATTGATTTATTAATTGAATATATAGTTGCATCTATTACTAACCAGCAGAGAACTACGGATGCCGCAAAAATGCATAAACAATACGGTTGGAATACTGGAGACGCCGCACAAAAAAACAAAATACTAATAGGTAATAGAGAGATAAGTGCTTTTGGTATTAAGTATGTTCCAGTTTCTAATGCGCTTAATGACTTTAATCATACTCTTGCTAAGAAAGGAAGTTATGATTTATGGAAGAAAGGCATATCTATATATGAACGACCAGGCATGGAACTACGAGCTTTTGGTTTGTTTTGTGCTTTTGGTTCGTTACTAATGCCTTTTTTTAAGTCCAGAGAAAAGTCAGCTATTGTTAATCTTTATAATCCTGAATCAGGACAAGGTAAGACTACAATTTTACAAGCCATGACTAGTGTATATGGAAACCCTGATACAGATGCAAAGTTAATTAATTTATGGGGTGATACTCAAAACTCTATTATTAATAGATTAGGGTATATGAACAACTTAGCAACAGCTGTTGATGAAATGTCCAATGTAGAACCCAATGCTCTACACGAGTTTCTAAAGTTTGTTTCTACTGGTCGTGGTAAAAATAGATTAGGTAACGGAGTTAACAATGAAAGAACAAATGACACTACGTTTAACTTGATCTGTGTAGTAAGCAGTAACACAGATTTTAGAACAGTTATGTTCGCGGACAAAGCAAAAGCGAGTGGTGAAATGGCTAGGTTTTTTCAAGTGCGCATAGCAGAGGATAAAAATACATCCAAAGAAGAGGCCGATAGTTATTTTAGTTTGATGTTTGAAAACTATGGACACGCAGGTGAAATATTTGCGCAGCACTTAATAGCTAATTTAGACAAGGTTAAAAACCAGTTATCTGAAATGCAGCTTAAGATAGATAGAGAATTAAAGATAGTAGGACCGGATAGAAAATATTCAGCTTTGTTTGCAGCTGTATTTTTAGGTGCTGTTATAGCTAAGCAATTGGGCATACATAATATAGCCATTGATAAAGTTTACAAGGCTATAGCCGTAGAGTTTAGGCAAGCTAAAACAGAAGTTAAGCAACGTGACTTCGATGCTCTTCAAACATTAGGAGCTTTTTTAAATGAATCTAAAAGTGCTACTTTGGTGATAAACAATAAGCTTGACAAGAGAACCGGAGTAGCTGAATCTCCTATACTTAGGCCAGTTCTAGATTTAAGAGTGCGGGTAGAACCTGATACCCATACTATCTATATACCTGTGTCTATTATGAGAGATTATTTAGAGTCTCACAAAGTAGAGTACTCCGACTTTGTAAAAGGTCTGAAGAAATATAATGTATTAAAACGTTCTTCTGATGTTAAGATTTTGCATAAGGGGTTAGATATTAGCGCACCTGGAGTTAGGTGCTTATGGATAGATAACAAAGACTTTGAAGATATACAGGTTCAAAACCTACCACTGGATATACCTAAACATGTTAACTAACGGAACTGACTATCAAATTGATTGGCCCAACTTTAAACCCGGTACTTCTATATTTATACCGGCTGTAGATATTACATCAGCTGTTGCTGCTATTAAGAAAGAAAGCGAACGGTTAGAGTTTAAATATGCACATAAAGTAGTACTAGAAAATAATGTACAAGGTATTAGGGTTTGGCGATTAGAATAACTATAGCCCATCTTCCTCGTATACATCTCTACGATACGCATCGATAAGACGTCGTATAGGAGCGTCTTCTACACCAGTCTTTTTAACAAGGTAGTTAAGTCTGTCTTCTCTTTCTATTTTTAAATTATCAAGTCTTCTTCTTTTTTCTTTGGGAGTTATATCATTTGGTCCCATTCTAGCAAGCTCATTTTGTTTTTTACGTATCTCATTCATCTGAGTGTTAATTACTTTTATTCTTGTGTAAGCATCTATCATAACCTGATTCTCTGCTCTAAACTTATCAACTTTCTTACGAGGAACGCTCTTATCTTTTTCTAAAGCTTTCCATGTAGTATAGAGAGTATTGATCTCCCCCCGCAGTTCATAAAAATCAGCTACACTTCTACTGTCTTCCTCTGAACTAAATAGTCGAGCTGCTCCTGGAAATCTCCTTAGTGCTTCCGGGTCACCTGCTATTAATCCTTCTATACCAGTGTTGTAAGGTAATACTATATTATTAATATCAGCCATTGCTTGTTCACTAAACAACTGTATTAAACCTGCTGAATACCCAAGCATTCCTCTCATCGCATGATCTATTTTCATAGGTGAAACTGTATACCCAAATAACTCAGTTGCTTCTGAAGCTATGGCTATAGAAAGCTGTGAGGTGTTTGGCGTATATTGATACTCAGGAGTTTCACTGAATTTTTCTAACCCTCTACCGACAATAGGTCTATCTCTATAAAAATCATAATTCAACATATTTTCAATTACAGGTCCAACACCAGTAGGCATTGGTCCGGGTAGTGCAACAGCCTTCAAAAAACCTCTTTTAAATGCTAGCTTCATTTTTTCTGGATCTTCACTATCCATAATATAACGTTGAAACAAATGCTCTGGTATAACTTTTGAAATCAAAGTCCACATGTCGGGTCGAAGCGGTATATTATAACCACCGGGCATTACTAAAGTATTGTCTCTGTAAGCAGGGTCCATACGTTTATATTCTTCGTCGTCGCTCATTAAAAAAGAATACATTAAAACTAAAGGAACTGTCTGCGTCAACGCGTTTAGAGTAGTTGCCAAAGCTTGAGTTTTTGTTTGTGGTGAAATCCCATCAAGTAATAAAGTTCCACCCACTACATTAAGCGCTTGTAGATTAGCGTTTACAAAGGGCATTAATTGTTTAGCAATATTAACAACTTGAGAAGAACCAGATCTTCTAAAATTAATTATTTCAGCTCCACGCATAGTAGCAAGCCTAGCATCATTTGTCTCCAACATAGTCTGAGCATAGACAGCCTGCCTTATAACGTTATCGGTAAACATAGCAAAGGTCTGCAATGGCTTCATTATTTTTTTTAGTGTTGCTACATATGTATTATCTTTGTTATAACCATTTTTTCTCATTTCTCGTTGAACTTGCTCTGAACCTTTAGAGTAATCCCTTATGCCTGCAACCGTAGCCTTTTTTAAACTTTTACGTGCGGTGCTTGCTCCAAACGCAGTTAACGCAATTTCCTTGACTACTTGTAATGGTAGAAGTATAGGAAATTTAACGCCACTTGTTAAAAACGTGCCATACGCATCTAAAGGTATCTGTATAATACCAAAGATAGGATTTAAAACTATGTTAAGTCTTAACGTATTAATAATAGGAGCAAAGAATCTTAACATGGGTATTGCAGCTGGTTCTAATCCTGTAAATGCCTCTGAAAATATTTTAGATTTATATTGAAAAGATTTTTTTTCTCCATCCATCCACAAAGTTATCTTAGTTCCACTATTTTTATTATCTTTATTTGTTTCGCTTATTTCATTACCCATATACCGTTGAGTAAGTATAACCTTGTTTACCGCTGCTTGGTTCTGCACCGATTTAGTAACTATATAGCTAGCCCATTTCTCCATGTTGTCAAACACATTATGCACCGGTCGGTATGAACCTTTGTAAGACTTATCTGATTGAGCATCTAGTAATCCCCTCGTATTACTTTGCGGTCCAACTGGTTGATTTTCAAGCGCTCTATAAAATGGAACGTAGTCCATAACTTCCAGAAGAGCTTCCGCCGCTTCTTGTGTATATAAACCGCTCTCTACAGCAAAATTTAATACATTTTCTCTAACTGAGTTCCACATGTTACCCATTTCTGCTAATTCTGGATATAGCTTTATTATTTTTAATCCTTCTTTTTGTTCCTGTAGAGTCATGTTTGGTGCTTTAAAACCTACGGCGTGTATTTTTTTAGCTGCAGTTCTCTTACCCTGTCTTAATAAACTAAGTACTTTTTTTCTAACTTTAAGGTTATTAGTTCTCATTCCTTGATTTCTTTTAGACACAAAATATGCATGGGCTTGCGCAATCAAGTCTTCTAACGGTACATTTTTATTTTTGGATAATTCTAATAACTTTGCTTCAAAATCTCTCATGCTCATACCGCTTTCTTCTACAATAGCCTTACTTGTTTCTTTATCCCAACGAATGCTTCCCTTATCAATAAAGTTATTACCTACATCGTCGGCTCTTACCGCCTGTCCTGAATCTAACATATAAAAACTTTTAAGAAATTCTTTGGCTGTAACACCTTGTTTTCTCATAGATTTTATAATGGCACTGTTTAGAGCTTTATCAAAACTAAACACCTTAGTTTGCAACCATCTTATAGCTCCTCCCGCTCTACCTAGGAAGCTATCATATCTTGGATCATCTCCAATCTCTTGATACTTTGGTTTTTTAGGTGGTGGAGGATTCCCTGCAGGCGCTTGTCCAGATTTATCAAGAAGTTTATTACCCTCTGCTTTAAAATCAGTTAGCTTAAAGTCTGGTGTTGAGAAAAATTTACCTTGTCCTTTACCAGGGCCTTTAAATAAAGCAGGGCTTACCGCAACTAAATCGTTAAACAAGTTTCTTGGGTACTGCGTTCCAATAGGAGAAAGCTTTGATATTGCTTCGTAAACGAAGTTAACAAAGTTACCCCATAACGAATCATTTGAAATCTCTCTAGTTAAATTAGGAACTCCTTCTATAGAAGCTAACATGTTTTGAAACTGCGGATTAGAAAAAGCCTCAGCCAAAAATTCATTCATGTTTGTAAAACCATATAGGGTATCACTAAACCCTGCGCCAACTGACTCAAATTGGGCTTTCTGAGCAATAGCCAATAAATCTCTGCCTAACTTAGTTGTTGGTTCTAACTTATCTAAACTTTTCCTAGCGTCTTTAAAGTTTGTTGCTAAGGTTGCAACTGTAGCGGCGTGTACTATCTCATGAATCATAACGTCAGTGTTGCTCAAACTAAGTTTTTGGTCACTATTAAACATTAGAGGAGCAAGTGAAACAACTCTTTGGGTTTCACTATACGACCCTCCAACCAACGGACTGTTAGGAGCAAGTTTAGCGTATGTTCTAAATCCACCAGCACCGCCCGTTCCACTCTGAGATATATCAGCATTAGTACTTAACTGTACCTGTATGTCACTTAGACCAGGAACCTTTTTTAATATTTTAAGAATTGTTTTTTGAGCTAAATTTAAATCAGCGTTGGGAGAACTTAGTGCTATATCCATTGCTTCTACTAAATTTAATGAACCATTAGCGGATATAAAATTTTCTAGCTGAGGAACTATGCTTATAGTATCACTTCTTAAACCACTAAATTGTTGGGGCGCTACGACTGCGGGTGTTGATTCAAGGGCACTTACTATACCCATTGCATTTTCTAAAGCCATCATAGGTATAATAATATTAGGAAATGCATCTGAAATACCTGACTCTGCTGTAATACCTTCTTGTTCAGCGTTATTTAATTGATCAAGTACTACATCTAAAGCGCGTGCTGCTTCTTCATTCCATAACCCATTTGTAGACTCTAAGACGTTTTCATTAAATGCAACTTGTCTTTTTATATTTTCCCATTTTCTAGTAGTTAAATCTAATATTAGTTCGAAAGTTTTTGTTCTTATCAATCTATCCTTAGCTTCTTGAACTGCTACTTTTGAACTTACAGTAGGAGCTTGTTTTGATCCGGTTCTAAAGAAAGATAAAGGAGATGTAAACATTCTGCTCATAGCAGACGACTGAGCCCATGTCATCATATAATCCATAGCCGCGTTAAAATTTTGAGGGTTAAAAGGAGGAGTTCCTAATTTAATTTTTTCGGCGTCCGGAAGTGCATCTATATCTTGCGGCGTCAATGACTCGTCAATATTGTTATTTGACCTAGAATAATTACCATTATTACCAATCGCTGATTTTAATTGATTGCTATTAAACACTCCAATATTTTTTGCTACATTACCCGATGTAGGAGGCTCCATTACAAAAAACCCATCGTATCCCATTTCTTCTATTACATTTTTTTGTTGTTCTATAGCTCTAAAGTCAGATTCCCTAACGCCTTTTCTAAACTTATTTGCAGCATCTTTTCCTTGTCGCTTGCTTATTTCTCCAGCGACTAACTCAATATCTTCTACGTTGTCATAATCCCACACGTTTTCAGCTCTAATATATACAGGGTATACTCGTGAACCTTCGTTTGGGGTTGGGCTTCTTTGAGAGCTTGAGCCCGTTTGCTCACTTGCGTAATCGAATCCAATCCTTTGTGATTCTTCTACTGAGGGTGATGCATAAATAGCACCTGCCTTACCGGGTTTAAATTCATTAAAGTCATTAAATTCACTTGTAGAGTGGTAGAATATTATTAGTTCACCTGGTTCTGTAGGAAACCCTTTATTATCTAACTGCCCTTCTTTATATCTAATTTGAGAGTTAGCCGCCCATTTATCTAATTTAGTTTTTCTACTTTTCTCTGAAAATATATCAGCTATAGAATAATCAATGTCACCATCACCCTTAAACTGTTGTATTATCCCCTCTTCTTCACTATCATAATTACCCTCTTCTAAATCTCTAACCGCTGGGTCATTAAGATTAGAATTACTTTTAATAGCTCTTTTTACGTTTGCACTAGCAATTTTTTCTTGTTTCTTTCTTTCTTCTAGTGCAAGCTGTTTCTTGCTTTTTCGTCTAACAGGTTTTCCAGTATCAGTTGGACGGATACGAGCTCCAGATCCGTCAGATTCTTGATTTCCGGGTGCATTGGCATCGTTTGATTCATTAGGTATTCCATCGCTAGCTCTATCTCCCTCTGTGTTAGGTATTCCGTCGGTGCTGTTAACTGCTTGCTCATTAGAAACTCCTCTCAAAAAATTAGATACTTCTTTCTCATTAACCTTACCCTTGTATTTAGAAAGTTCTTCGTTAAGTTTATTATTACCTTCTAAAGTTCCTATTGTTTGATTCAACAAATTCTTCCAAGGATTAAAGTTAGGTCTTATGCCCCATGATTTTAATACCTGTTCAGTTATAATACCATCACTTTGCGCTTGAGCTATTTCAGCTTTAACTATTTTTTTATTTTTTCTATCAATTTTAGCTTGAGCTTTTTTTTCTACCTCAGCTTCCTCAGATTTTGTTATATTTTCTATGTCCTTAAAGTCATCATCTTTTACTTTTTTAATCGCAGGATTATCTTTACCTTCTTTCTGTGATTTTTCATACTCATCTTGTTCTTTCTGTGCTTTAGCATCTTCTACAGATACATTTTGCATTCTTTGATTTACA